AGGACCGCCATTATGTCCGAGCATTGGCGGCAAGGCTGGCGGATCCATGCCCTCGTCATTGAGCGCACCGGATACTTGAATCAGCGTCTCCGGGCGATACTGCTCGGAGATGATTTCTCCCATGATGCATATGATATCACGACAGAATCTAGCAACATCGTCCTGGCGTTCCTGTAAACGTGTAGAGCTATTGTTCGTCTTGAGCCTCTGAGCGCCCATTGTCTCACGAGCGTCGGATGTTCCCCGCATAATATCGGAGATTCCCGTTGTCCGGTCCAAATCCGCAATGATTTGCTGCCGGACTTCGATGAGAATCTTGAGAGTTCCAGCGATGGCTTCCACCGGCACCCAATCAATCGCACCTTTCAGCCCTCCCTTTTCGGCAAACATCGCCCAAGAATCGACCGGAATCAGATTAGGCTCTGAGGCCTCTTCAAATACCCGTTTCAAGGCCTGCGCTGAGGCATCGTAAACCCCCACGATCTTGCAAGAAGCTGTTAGGATATCGATTCGCTTGGAAAGATCGTCAATCTGATCGTATTGGTCCTGCGATTCGGCATAGTCCGGCACCGGAATCGTGGTGTCGTTGGTCATTGTCGCGGTTAGCGGGCAGGGGCAGGGAAAGAACCCCTCGAGCTTCAAGGGATCATCGACTTCCTTGACAACCTTGTCCCAGCCTTCGGCAACGAAATAGACCCTACGCTCCGGCTTCCACCAGATCTCATAGACAACCGCCTGCATGCCGTCCTTGCCGGTGACTTGCGTTGGCGTAGTTGATGATGATTTGAGTGGCTTTTCATCCCCGACATTGTGAGTCAGGGGAATCTTCTTCCAGTCCTTGAAGCCAGCCTCTTTCATGTCTGATCGGGACATATAGAGTTTTCGCCCTTTGCCCTCTATTTCCGGCTCGATCCGGGCATAGGCGGGGAAAGTGTAATAGTCCTGCCAATGGCAATATGTGACCTCGATGCTTTCGGCGAGGAGTTCGCGTTCTGCTCCATCATCTCGCGAATCATCGCCAGTTTCAGGTTCGCCACTCGCGTCTGTAATGTCATCATCTCCCTTTTGTGGCGGGGAGATGGACTCTCCAAAGAGAGGACTATATCGAAGCCAGACCTGACCCCTTCCAACCAGGAGATAATCGTTCCGGGCTCGTCGGATAGCTGCGTCAAATCCTGACATCTGGACTTCATAGCGCAGGTTCCTTTCCAGGATTTGGCTGGCCACCCGCCCCACCGGATCCTTGTCCAGAAAGCGCCGCTCGCAGATGGGAACTGGCACTTTCGAGTAAATCGCTGGCTTCAACGTCTCGGTATTGGCCCAGAACAGATTAAGCCGGCGGGCCACTCCGACCGAATTGTCATCCCGCTCATCCCGGTAATAGCGCGCGATCTTCTCCCCGCGCTTGTGCCATTTATTCATTTCCCGATCGCATTGCTCAATCTGGCTTTTCCACCAAACTGACATTTCCTGGTCTTTGGTAATCGGGATTGCCACTATGCAGCCACGCTAAGTCGTTGAAAAAGGGCATTATTGGACAACAGCATATCAGCGATTTGCCCTGATCTATTACGCAGAGTAGTTTCGACAATCTCAGAAAGTGTCGGCCAAGGTGTTATCGTCTCTCCAGGCCAAATGGGGACAATGATGCCTCTAATTGGCATCAGACTTTCTGCCCTTACAATCGCCGGCGCGGCAAAAAGAGCGGAAATTCCCTTGAGAAATGAACGTCGTTCAATCATCAGATCAGGAATCCCCAGGAATTGACGTTCACGGCCGTAGCCGTGCCATCTGCTGTGGTCGTTACCGTGATATTGGTATTGACCGCAGAGGCCGGAATGGATTGGTTGAAATTGACCGTCAGCGTTGAGCCCGCCGCCGAGGATAGAAGCTGGTAGACCTGTGAACCGCCCTTGAGGCCGGCTACCGTGATCGGTCCCACCGCAGCCGTGCCGCCAATGGCTGAAACCGTGAAACCGGAGATATAGGCCGTTGTGGTTGAGGTAGCCGTCAGCGTGCCCACCACCGCGCCCGTCGTACCGCTAGCATTGCCAGCAATCGCCGTCACGTTTGTAGGGAGTGCCGGCGATACAATGACGGGAAGGGCATTTGCTGCTGAAAGGACAAGACCATTATAGATCGGAGTGACGGGATTGAGCGGATTGGTGTTGTCGGTCATTTGTCACCCCTGATCTTTTGCTGACGCTTTCGCGTTCTCCATGCCTTTTTGGAAGCAATTATAGATACTTTTGAGGAGCGGCGCGGCTTCATTTTCTCCTTATACCGTTCCAAAAACGTATCTTTTCCCCAATCAGGTGAGAAGGCATCATAAGCATACAACGAAATGTCACGTTTCACGTCTATATCCTACTTCTGCGCACTTGGGCAGGGCGTTCCCACAAATCATCCAAAGATACTTGGTTATGCGCGCCCACGCCCAAGATCTTGCCTGGCACGCGCTTCTGAATGTCCTTGATGTAGGGCCGGCTCATGCAGGCGTAGCGGATTTCGTCCGGCGCATGATCCTCTGATTCGGTATCTACATCTTCAGGTTTGTTGGCATCGTGTTGCAGTGCGGGGAGGGTGCGGATCGAATCGCGGCAGGTCGAGAAGAAGTAGATCATGGGATGTTCGCCGTCCCCCACCAGACGAGCCCGCAACTGATCCCAGCCGCCGAGTGCGCCACGAGCACTAACCCTAGCATTGTCAGCGCGGCGGAAGAAGATCCTTCGCGAAGCAATACGCTCAGCAATAGAAGGTCCGCCATCGCTACTAAAAGCAGCTGGGTCCAAAACGCCATAGGTAATAGCCGGCTTTCCTTCTTCATCCCTTGGCTCGTCTGTTTCCCTGATCGCAATGCCATCGGCTACCTCTTCGGCCGTGAGTTTAAGTCCAACATTCGGGCTACTGGATCCATACCATTCTCGATAGCGGACCATGGCACCTCTCGGCAGCGTCCGTTTTGGAAGCATACCCTGATCGCGTCCCGGTGCATCAGGTATTCCAAGCTGGTAATCGGCTCCGACAACAGCCCACCATCCAATGGAGAAGGGTCGTGCAGAGCCCCAATCAGCAGAGCGAAAGCGCAGCCATGTGCCAGGTATCTGAAATGGCGGTATGACATGCTTGGCCTCGCTGAATTCGGGGAAGAATGCGCCTTCAATGACCGACCAATCGCCCTCGAGCCATGCCCTGACCAACTGCTGATTGCCTACCATCTGCAGGTTGGCGACGTATTCAGACCCCAAATAGCGGTTGTCCTGCAGTTTTGACGGTATGTAGATGCGCTCGCGGGTGACTGATTCCTTGGTCCACGGGTTTACAAAGGTTTCTGATACGGTGCGCCATCCAAGAGGGGCCGGGTCAATGTACCTAGCTCTGACCCACTGATGTCCTGGGCCACCTGGGTTGCCAGTAGCTCGAAACCCACAAGGAATGCCGTGGCCAGACCGTAGCGTAGCCATGAGTTTGAAGATGGGGGAAGGATTGGGGAAAGTCCCGATTTCCTCAATATAGACGCGGGTATGAGACCGGCCCTGGTAGCCATCCGCGTCTGAATCTCTATCGAGATAGGCGAACTGGAACCGGGAGCCGTTGGGGAAACGCCATAGTTTCTCTTGCTCATGGAAGGTTGCCCCTAATGGTCCGAAAAGCTGGCGCGATCGCTCAATTGTATCAACGAGTTGAGTGCGTTCACGTCTAAACATAATTGCGTTCGAATGCTCACCATAGCGGTCCTGATGGCTGATAAACTCACCGAGCATTCCATCTGTCTTGCCGCCTCCCCTAGCCCCTCCAAAAAAAACCTCAAAGATTGGGCAAGCAAGCAAAGCTGTTTGTGGTCCACGCTGTGGCTCCCAGATGATATTTTCATTTGCCAAGCATTAACTCTATGATTTGGTTGGCTTTTGCTTCCGATACCAGCAACGGATTGTAGCCAAATAGGTAGGTATTGGCCTCATTGGACAGGAAGTAGTGCCGTTCCTCCTGCTGCTGGTCGGACTTCCAGACTTCAATCCGATAGGCTGGCTTGGTCTGGATGCTGTCCCGCCAGTGTGCTTGGGCTAGGCTCATTTCTTGCGCGCGGCCTGACGCTTCACTGAATAGGCAATGGCAACCGCCTGCTTCTGTGGCTTGCCGGCCTTGATCTCTGCTTTGATGTTGCTGGTGAAGGCTTTCTTGCTAGTGGACTTCTTGAGAGGCATCGTCAGTGCTCCTGTGCTCGATTGGGACG